TCATGGCTGCATCGCCTCCAGCTGCTTCAGGCTGGCCGCGATCTTCTTGCGCGTCTCGCGCTTGACCGGCGTGTCAGGCTTGGTTGGCACGGCGTCCAGGTCGTCGGACTCCATGTCATCAAACGCGGTGCCGCTGATCACCCTGGCGCCCGGAAACTCCGTCTTCAGGTCAGCCGCCTCGGGCACCAGGCCACCCGGGCAATGGTGCAGCTCAGCGCTGGTGAAGGCCGGGCCGTAGGTGCTGCCGGCCAGGTCGGCAGGGCCGTTGATGAAGTGCTTGCCGCTCTCGCGGTGCCGGTACGCCACCCAGTTGCTGCCGCCGTCCACGGGCTCGCCGTAGGGCACCAGACCAGGGATCATCAGGTGCTGGTCGCAGCCCTTGCGCTGGAATTCCAGCGGCACGGTGTCGCTGTGCACTTCGCACCGCCATGCTGCATTCTCAACGGGTGAGGCGTGGCAACACGTGCGGCAGTTGGCCTCGGCCGCCACGCCCTGGTGGCAGTGCTTGTAGAAGTTGCAGAACTTGCATTGCCAGTGCGTGGGGTCGTCACTCAGCCGGTCAGGCGGCGCGGTCATCTCGATCAGGCGCTTGGCCCTGCCCAGCAGCTGGTCGAAGCGCTCGCGGTTGAAGTGGACCCACTCGACGTAGACGTCGTCGGTGTCCTTGTCCACCGCCATGTACAGCGCGCGCTCAAGGTCCATCAGGCCCATGTAGACCGTCATCTGGTCAAAGTGCTGCGGCTTGCTCTCGCGGACCTTCTTGGCCACCACGTCGATGAACGACTTGTGCGAGTGCGTTTTGAACTCCAGCACCGCGGGCGTCTTGGGCCCCTCGGGCAGACCCTTGGCGATGCCGTCCAGGCTGCCGCCGAAGTGGCCATCGTGCGCCACCACGCGCCATTGGTCGCCAGAGTCTGGGTCCACGTCCCAGACCTGGGCGCCGATGCCGCGCAGCTCCTCCAGCAGCCGCGACTCCTCGCGCTTGCCAGTGTCGAACAGGCGCAGGATGCGGCCCTGAAACTCGGGCTTCAGCACCCAGCGCCAGGTCATCCAGATGTGGCGGTCGCACGCGTGGCCGATGAGGCTGGCGCCCATGTGCGGCCGGTGCTCCTGGGGCTTGCTCTCGTACCACTTGACGATGGCTGTCGCGGTGGAGTGTTGAGACTCAGGCAACGGTGCCATGGTCAGCCCCAGGGACGTGCTGCAGGCTTGGCCGGCGCGGCCGGCGGCGGGGTCTTAGGCGTAGCCAGCTTGGCAGGTGACACGGGCGGGCCGCTGATGGCGCGGTAGCCATAGATCACGTTGCGGGTGTCGTCCTTCTTGTCGATGGCGAACTCGGCCACGAAGGGCTTGTCATGCAGCTCCTCGCTGTCGTTGACCACGTCCAGGCCCAGCGCCACGCACAGGCGCGCTAGCTGCTCCTCTGCGATCTTCACGGTCTTGAGGCTGGGGTTGTCCAGGTTCAGGCGCTCCCAGTGCCGGCGGCCTGTGTGGTCGCCAGAAATGACGTGCATCTCCAGCTCCAGGTACGACCCGTTGCCGGCCTTCGTCGCCTTGGTCTGGCTCTTGACGATCATCACCTCGTACTCGCCCGGAGGCAGCGGGCCGTAGCTGATGGGGGTGCGTTCCTCAAATTGGATGTCGGATGCTTTGAAGTTCAGGGTTGCCATGTCAGTAGCCCTCGGGTTGGGGTTGCAGTTCAGGTTGGGGTTCCAGGTGTTCGAGCGGGATGCCCGAGCGCATGAGCTGGGCGACGGTCATGGGCGAGCTGGCCGCGACGTGGTACTGCTCGCGCGTGACGTAGCGCAGGGCCTGCGCTGGATTGGGCGCAGCAATCAGCCGCGCGGTGCCGGTAGCTTTGTGGGTGACGGTGTAGATGCGGGACATCGGTTCCTCGGTTCAGGGTTGTGATGCTGCGAGTGCAGCTGCGAATGCCTCCCAGGACAGGGGCATGTTCTTGAGGCCGAAACGGTTCCCGCCCATGTGCGCGGGGTGCGGTTCGACGTGCAGAATCCGGTCGCCCGTGGTGCGGGCCTTCGTCTCTTTGTTGCCGTAGCCAGCGTCGGTCTGCGTGGTCACCACGCGGTAGTTGGCCCAGCCGATGACGTCGGCCCACTCCTGCACCAGGGCAGCGGCGCGGTCGTGCAACTTCAGCACGTACTGGTCGTACCCGTCGTGCAGCGGTGACTCGAAGCGCTTGATCTTGTCGTGCGCGATCAGGATCACGGCCATGTTGCGGCGCTGGCGCAGCTCCTCCAGGCCGTTGAGCAGCGTGCGCCACTCATCAGCCGCGGCGAGATAGCCCTTGCCATAACCCGGCGCCTCGATGCTGGCCCATTTGTTCTGCTCGCAGACGTGGGCATGCACCAGCGGTTCCATCCAGTCGAGCGAGTCGATGAAAACGGTGTTGAAGTCGTGCTGCTCCTTCAGCAGCGTGCCGATGGCCTGGTAGACCTCCTGCAGGCTCGAGGCCAGCGGGAAGGCCGAGGCGTCCACCGCGTCGGCGCCGTCCTCAGTCAGGATGCCCACCGCGTTGGGGGCGCTGGCTGCAAACGTCGTCTTGCCGATCTTGCCGGGGCCGGCGATGACGATCTTGGGGGCGCGCAGGCGGCGCGTCTTGGAGATGGAGGCGAGGTTGAAGGCCATGGTTCACTCCTTCCACTTGATCGAGACGCCCGTCTTGGCCGGCTTCGTCTCAACCGCGGGGGCGATCTGGGCCCACAGCTTGGGGCTCTCGGCGCGGATGGCCTTCAGGCGCGTCTCATCGGCCTCGACCTTGGTGCGCACGGGGCGCACGTCGTCAGGCCAGCTGCCGGTCAGTGCGATGAGGCGGTCGATGTCGCACTTGTAGGTGACCTTCCCGGTCAACGTGACCTTGGCGCCGCCAGGCGTGGCGAACGTCTCGCTGCCCTCGGGCTTGGCCGGGTGGATGGCCAGGATCTTGTCCTCGATGGCGATGCGCTCGGCCTTGGCCTTGTCTTCTCTCTCTTTGGCGGTGGCCCATTCCACCGCCAGCTGGTCCATTGCGTCCATGTCGTCGTCCTTTCGTCGTGGGTCAGAAAAGTGCGTCGTCCAGCTGGTCGATCAGCTGTCGGCGCTGTTGGGATTGGGTGAGTGCCACACCGCGGCCAAAAGGCCACCAGGCGGGGCAGGAGGCGGTGCGGCGGCCTTCTGGCGTCGTCCAGGCAGCACCGTCTCGGTGGTTTTGAATCGATGGCCGCTGACGCACAGGCGCGTGCGCAGAGCACCGCGCTTCTCGAGCACGTTCGTTTGCGCGTTGCATGTCGGGCACCTCACCGCGACAGCAGGGTCAGCAACAGCACAAGGACGGCCGTCAGCACCACGGCCAGGAAGGCCATGCCCAGCAGCTCGAAGGTGTCCCTGCCCGAGCGATGCTCAAGCTCGCAAGCCAGCGGGCATGGGCAGGGGCGTCTGCCCTGTTCGCAAGGGCCGGTGCAGTGCGGGCTCATGCCACCACCGCGTAGGCCAGCAGGACCGACATGCCGATGATGGACACCCAGGCCAGCACCGTCTCAAACACGCCCATGGGCGGGCGGCTGCGCTCGATTGCGTAGGCCCACTCCCTGTCGTGAGGAAAAGCCTCGCGCAGGGTGCGCGGAAAGCGGCGCGTGGTGTCGTTCATCGTTGTGCTCCTGGTGCCAACTGGCCCCACTCGCCAGCGCCCCAGCGGGCGCTGCGCGGCTGGGGTCAATCAGTGAACGTCGGCGCCTGGCTAGCGTTAGCGTTAAGTCGCAACACTTCAGCGCGCACCTTTTCGCGGCATGTCTCGGTGTACTGCTTGATTGCAGCCTGCGCGGCCTGTTTGGAGCCGAAGGCGTCACCAACAAAGATGTCTGGGCAGGCCAGGCTGCGGACGCGCAGCCAGTAATGGCCGGCGCGGGTCTTGGTGATCACGGTCTTGGTTGCGAGGCTGCTCATGTTCGGGCTCCGGTTCGTGTTGCGGTGGAGTGACTATAGCTCCATGTTGAGACAATCGCATCACAAGCCCGACAAAAAAGCAGGGTCATTCAGCCCTGCCTTATGGCCTCAGTACAGCGGCTTGATCCAGAGAACCGTCGAGGTCCAGGCAATCTGCGCGTCTGACACGATGTCCATGGATGGCCACAGCACCAGGTTGTGCGTGTCCCGGCGATAGCCGCGCCTCACCACTGCCAGCACCTGCTTCCCGTCTGCGGTGGCCACCAGGCACAGCTGGTCGGCGTTGGCTGAGGCTGGCGCCTGGGCCGGCGTGACGAACAGCAACCAGCCGTCCTTGATGGACGCGTGCGATCGCACCTGCACAGCGTAGGTGCCCACGGGGCAGTCGGCCGGGCCCATCACCGCGTCATGCGTGCCTGGGGGCATCGTCGTGACGGTGCCTGCCTCGTTGACGTGCGCGGCCACTGGGCAGCGATGCACGTCCTCGGTCACCTCGATGCCGGCCTGGCGCAGTACCTCGTTCAAGGGCGTGCCGAGAATGACCGAGATCTGGTGCGCCTCATGGGGCGTCATGCGGCGTTTGCCTCGCATCATCAGCGACGCAGCCGCAGGATCTATTTCCATCATTTTCGCCAGCCCCCTTTGTGACATTTTTCGATCCGCTAGTCGCTCGCGGAACCATTGCGTGTTCATTTTGGGGCCCTCTCAAAGACCCGCCATCGTGACATCCGCGCCATGTTGAGTCAAACGCAAGGCAGAATCAGCGTTGAGATTGCTCAACCCACAACATGGAGTGAAGATGCCAATTCCCACACTGCACACCCTGGACCCCGCCTTCAGCGTCATCGAGCGCCTTGGAGGCAAGGGCGACGTGGCCCACCGCCTGAAGCTCGACAAGTCCACGCTGAGCCGCTGGTGCCAGCCGCGGCCAGACGGCACTGGTGGCCAGATACCGCAGAAGCACTGGCCCGAGCTGGTGCAGATGGCGCGCGAACGCGGCGTGACCATCACGATTGAGGAGCTGATCGCTGTCGAGGTCTGAGCATGGTCCAGGAGCAGACCATGCAGAACTCAGATTTCCTGGCCGAGGTCTACGGCGAATTTGCGGGTGGTACGTACGGGTGGGTATGTACCTTCCGCGCCGATCCCGGTAACGCGCCGGCCGACGTCTGGTCGGGCCGCGCCTACAAAGGGCTGCCAGCTCAAGCGGCTGTCATCGATAAGGCTGAGAGGGAGAACACCTATTTCTGCACGTCCATCCTGCGTGCTACCGACGACGGTGAGATCGTCAGGCGCAAGGATGCCTTCGTGCGCCTGGCGGTGTTGGTGCTCGACGACGTGCAGCTGGACGACGTGCAGGGCTACAGCTACGCCATCCAGACCAGCCCTGGCAAGTTCCAGGTGGGCGTGCTGCTCGACTGCGACGACCCCGACACCTACAACCGCCAGCTGATCGACCGCGTGATGTCGGCCCTGGCCGCCCGCGGCAGGTCCAACGACGCCTCGGGCAATGCCTGCGTCCGGTACGTGCGCCTGCCCGTGGGGTCCAACACCAAGCCGCGAGCTGCAGGCACCTGGCAGGTGCAGCTCGAAACCTGGCGCCCCACCGTGCGCTGGTCCCTCGAGGACGCATGCGCGGCCGTGGGCATCGAGCTTGACAGCCTGCGCGTGGCTGCAGCCGCACCGAAAACCGAGCGTTCATCAACGCAGGGCACGCATGCGGGCGAGTTCATGTCGGGGCTGTTCGGGCCCACCAATGACCGGGCGTACCACGACAACCTGACGCGCATGGCCGCCTCATTGGTGGCCGGGGGCATGTTCCCTGGCGCGGCAGTGGAGCACCTGTACTCACTGATGGACGCGGTGCGCCCGTCAGGCCCCGAGGAGGAGGTGCGTAGGTGGGAAGCACGCAGGGCTGAGATTCCGCGGGCGGTGAAGACAGCGGAGAAGTTCGCGCCTGAGGAGCGCAGGCCGCCGAGCATCACGGTCAATCTTTTGACATCAGACGACGGTCATGTAAAGGAAACGCCAAAAAGTGAACATGACCCGTCGCCCATGGACTGGGATGAGCTTGAGGAGCACCCAGCCCCGCCGCCATCGTTCGCCATTGAGGGTTGGCTGCCTCTAGCCAAAACGACCCTGCTCAGCGCCAACGGCGGCATTGGCAAGTCGAACCTGAGCCTGCAGCTAGCCGTCAGCCTGGCCACTGGCACACCGTTCCTGCAGGACATGCAGATCAGCCACAAGCGCGTGCTGGTCATCTCGGCCGAGGACGACCAGGCCGTCGTGCATCACCGCGTCAAGAACATCTGCTCAGCGTTCGACATCTCCACGTCGAGCCTGAATGGCCAGCTGTTCGTGTACGACATGACGCAGCAGGACTGCCTGATGTGGCGCGATGGCCACCCGACCAGTCGCATGCAGTGGCTGGCTGACACCGCTGTCAGGCACAGGGCAGAGATCATCATCATTGACAACGCCAGCGACGTTTACGGCGACAACGAGAACGACCGCGCCCAGGTCAGAGGCTTCATCCGGTGCCTGAACACCATCGGTGGCGCCACAGGCGCAGCTGTCCTGCTCCTGGCCCACGTTGACAAGGCCTCAGTGCGGCTGGGCGCTGGTGGCGACTCGCAGACGACGTTCAGCGGCTCCACAGCCTGGAACAACAGCGTCAGAAGCCGCTGGGCCATGGTGAAGACCACCGACACCGAGATCACGCTGCGCCATGAAAAGCACAACTTATCAGCCAAGCAGCCCGACATCAGCATTGAGTTCGACGCGCACGCCAAGGTCTTCAGGCGCTACGGCACCGTGCCCGGTGCAGCTGCAGCCCGTGCCCTGATGCGATCGACCCAGCGCGTGGCCATGCTGCGCCTGCTTAACGATGCGAGCGCACGCGGGCAGCGACTGTCGATGTCAGTGAAGGCCAACAACAACGCGTTCGTCATGCTGCACCAGCAGCCAGGCTTCCCGCAGCAGCTGCACCGCGCCGAGTTCTTCGGCCTGCTGGCTGAGCTGACGCGAGACGGCCTGGTGGAGGAGGTGGAGTACCTCAACGAGCACCGCAAGAAGCACAAGTGCCTGGACCTGACGGAGGTCGGGCGGCTGCGCGTGGCACAGGGCTCAGGCGCGCCGGCGATGTGGCGTGGAGGGGGCGAGGAGTGAGAAGGCTTGGGCTGCGCTCGCATGCGCTCGCATGCGCTAGCACTGCGGGCGCATGCTGACGCAGGTCAGGCTAAAGCTAAGCCCCCGACCCCTCGGGAGGGGGGCTTTAGCCCTGCGTAGAGGGGTGCGCGCGCTAGCACTGTAAGGGGTGTGGGGATGCGAGCGCAGCTCAATACGGTGGGAGAATCGCAATATGGAGATGGCTGAAGCAGTCAATGCAAATGGCTCAACGGTGAGCGTGAAAAACGCGAAGCCTGAGCGACGGCCGCCGCCGCCGGGCAAGGGCGGGACGGTGCTGCCGCCCGGCACGGGCCGGCCGCGCGGCGTGCGCAACAAGCTGACGAACCTGCGCGACGCGGTCATCGAGGCGTTCGACCAGGTCGGCGGCGTGCAGTACTTGGTGCAGCTGGCCAACGGCACGCAGAGCGACCGCGTTGCGTTCTGCGGCCTGATGTCTAAGGTGCTGCCGACACAGATCAACGCCAACGTGGACGGCGGCATCAGGCTTGAGCTTGGGTGGCTCGGATCGCGCTCGATTGGCACGATCACGGCACAACCGGTGCAGCAGATCACGCAAGCTATTGATCTGCAACGGGATTCGGGCGGCAAGTACCAGATTGTTGATCAGCACACCCAGCAGCAGGCGCCGGCAGGGGCGGCACCAGAGGCCGTAGGAGCGCCCGAAAGGGCTGGCACGTAGGGTGGCCTGGGTCAGGCCCCGATCGCGTCTCCAGGGCCTGCGCGGGCGGCAGCGCGGGGCATGGCCAGGGCAGGGCGGGCCGGCCGCCGCGGGCCGACCCCCACCCCCCCGTCGAGCCGGGGAGGGGGGCCTGGCTCGAGCAGGGGCCCCCCTCCCTTTTTCCGTACCCCAAAACCCCCGTTGAGCCAAACGCAATGACCAACGACCCCGTCAACCACCCCCCGCACTACACCGCCCACCCCTCCGGGGTCGAGGCCATCACCATCACCGAGCACTACAACTTCAACGTCGGCAACGCGATCAAGTACCTCTGGCGCGCCGGCCTGAAGACCGAAGACGCAACGCAGGATCTGCGTAAAGCCGCCTGGTACATCAACCGCGAGATCGCGCGGCTAGAAAAAGCATGAACCTGCAGGAGTACCAGCCGCGCCAGGTCTTCCTGCCGCTGCACAACCGCAAAGAGCGCTGGACGGTGGTCGTTGCCCACAGAAGAGCCGGCAAGACGGTGGCCATGTGTGCCGACCTGGTGATCGGCGCGCTTGAGACAAGCCTGCCCAAGCCTCAGTTCGCCTACCTCGCCCCTCAGCGCGACCAGGCCAAGCGCGTCGCGTGGGCCTACCTGAAAGACCTCACCAGACCATTCCAGACCAAGCCGCCTAACGAGAGCGAGCTGAAGATCACGATCGGCAACGGCCACAAGGGCGAGAGCACGATCTACGTGGCGGGCGCGGACAACTACGACGCCCTCAGAGGCATGTACTTTGACGGCGTCGTGCTGGACGAGGTGGGGCAGATCAGGCCGAGCGCCTGGTACACCGTCCTGCGGCCGGCCCTGTCCGACCGGCGCGGCTGGGCCATCTTCGCCGGCACGCCCGCGGGCAAGAACATGTTCTGGAACCTCAGAGAGGAAGCCAGACTCAATCCCAACAGCCACCTGCTCATAGAGCTGCCGGCCAGTAAAACAAACATCATCCACCCCGACGAGCTGCGCGACGCGAAGGCGCAGATGACCGAGGACGCGTACCTGGTCGAGTACGAGTGCAGCTTCGACGCGGCGGTGCCGGGCGCGTACTACGCCAAGCAGATCAGCGAGATCTATGACCTCAAGCGCATCGGCGCCTTCCCCGTCCAGAAGGACATGCCGGTGCACCTGGTCGCGGACCTGGGCTTCACCGACAGCTGCAGCTGGTGGGGCTGGCAGGAGACGCCTGACGGCTACCGCATCGTTGAGTTCATGGAGGACGACAACCAGCCGATCGCGCATTACATCGACTGGGTGAAGAGCAGGCCGTACAAGGTCGGCACCGTCTGGCTGCCGCACGACGCGAAGGCCAAGAGCCTGCAGACGGGCAAGTCGATCATCGAGCAGTTCCTGGCCAACGGCATTCGGCCCAACCTGGTGCCTGAGATGAGCCTGCAGGACGGCATCGAGGCGGCGCGGATCACGCTCAACAGGTGCTACTTCAACGAGGACACGACTTACGACGGGGTGGAGCACCTGCGGGCGTACATGCGGGAGTGGGACGAGAAGACGCAGACCTACCGCAACAAGCCCAAGCACGACCAGCACAGCCACGCGAGTGACGCGTTCAGATACCTGGCGCTTGCTGCGCGACCGCTGGTGGGAAAATCGAAACCTGATGAGAGCCGGCCCATACGGAACATCGGCGGGGCGCACTACGCGTTTGCGCTGAACGACATCTGGGACACGGGCCCGCAGGCCACGACGCAAAGGATTGGATGA